TATTCCCTAGCAGCGACACGTTGAAGTTTGAGGTGACGATATAAACGCCCGTCCCCGACACCACGTACAGGTTGCCGTTGAAGGTCAGCATGCCCCGAATGGGGCCATTGCCCACCGTTGCGAGAAGGTCCAGACCCGGTGTGCCATAGAACGCACCGACTTGTGCGCCTTGCTTGGTCTCTACGATCTCAGGATAAAGGTTGATGCACTGCTCAAGCGACAGGTCCCGCGAGCGGGAGACGTAAGCCGTGCCGAGGAAGGGCGTCTTCATTCACCCTCCATCCAATGATTGAGATATCTTGCTTGAAGGCCCGTCAAAGCCGCCAGCATGACATGCGTCCCCGCATTGTCCCCATGACACCAGCCTAGCGTAGTGTCCCGGTTAGGAGCCGCGTAGGCGTAAGCGATGGCCACGATTTCGCCACGCTTGGCTTCTTCCAGAATGCGTTCGAGATCCGCCACGATGTCAGCATCTGCTGTACCGGGAGGAACTCTGCCAAACGGCGAGATGACTTCACCCATCAGGTTCCCCACCTTTCATGCGGGCGGCGGTTCTGCGACTGGGTGGCGCAATCGGCCCAGCGGCAATTTTCAGGCTCATATATACCGTCATTGTTGATGCGGTCCAAGGTGTAACCGGGATGGGGGATCGGCCCCATGTCCTGTAGGAACATTTGGTAGTCAGCCCAGCGATCACATACGCGAATGCCACGCTCGTAATAGCTTCTCTTCATGGCAGCATTCCGTGCCGAGCATCTGCGGTGCATTGACATCCAGGCGCGATATTCTGGCGTCCAGTTTTGGGTTTGCCCTGATCTGGCAGTCGGGATTGCCGGAGTCAGTTTGCGAGCAATCGATATGGGCTTTTGACAGCCGCAGGATTTGCTTTTCCCTGTTCGCAGAGTTTGCGCGTTAACGGTGCGCTCTACACCGCAATCGCATTTGCAGCGCCACACGCTTTGCCCAAGTTTGTTGGCACCGCCAAATTCCACGACGGTCCAAGCGCCAATCCGCTTGCCGGTAAGATCGATACGAGCAGACATGTAAACCTCCCTTTGATTGTGGGAGGCTAACACTTATACCGAAACCGCTCAACCCCTTATGGGATCAGGTCCCGCCCGCACGGTCGCGATATATGTTGTAAACTGGAGATGCGCGGCTAACGATCTCGGGATCAAACACGGCCTTGATCGGCGTCATGTTCGTCCGCTTGATGTTGCCGAGCGCTTTGGCTGCGGAGCGCACCAGCAGGGGATTGGCTTCCGCGTCGGTGAAGTAGGGTTGAAGCTCAAGGGCGAGGTTCGTCGTTATTGCCAGCTTGTAGCCCAGCGGCAGCGACATGTTCGTCGAGAGCGTGGGAAACTCTTGGAGCTGGAGGTAGCTGTCAAAGAACAGCGTGTACGCCTGCTGCGGCACCGGGAAGAGCTTGATGATCCCCAGCGGATATTGCGGGTCATAGAACATGGTGTCGGGGATGTCCGACGTGTTGGTCTTCAGCCCAATCAGGTTCCACTGATCCTGCGTGATGACCGCGATATCATAGTCGTTGTTGTTGGTGTCGCGGATCCGCGCTCGACCTGGTCCTTCGGGAATGCGGAGGGGGCGAACCGATACGCCCGTCCCCCCCGTTCCACACGTATACGCAGCGGTGCCTGGAACAAGAGTGAAGGACTGTTCCAGGTTGGCATACGTGACAAGGTTCTCATTCGACCATGAGTCCATCAGGTCGTTGAGGACGTTCAGGCCAAGCTGCGCGTCGGAACTGTTGAGAGTTTCCGTCGCGGCATACACCCCAATCTTCTGGAGTGCGTCTAGGATCAGCTGGCCTGCGTTTACGGTCATGACGGTTCTTTCTGCCTACCGCGCTTCGGAGCCAGCTCACGCTCTTCCTCGGCACTGTGAACGAGCTTGTCACCGACCCACTTGGGATATTCCTCGGGGATGTAGTCCGGTGCAGGAGGGATCGCCGCTGCTTGGGCGAAGGCTTCCGGCGAAGACGATCCGATGGTGTAATATCCCTGAGCGCGGTGTTGCTCCTCCTGGTCCACATTATACACCAAGACCGGCGGATATTTATCGGGCGTGCCTTGCCAGTTTGCCTTTTTGTCGGAAAGGTATTCCTCGACCTTTTCCGTCTTTCCCCGCTGGCTGTGCGGGTGATGCATGTGCTTCGGATACTCGTTGTGTTCCATCAATAGTCCTCGCCCGGTCTCTGAAAGTGGAAACACCGTCGGTCAGTGTGCCGGTCCACGTCTTGGACCCACGGTGCTTAAAGGCAATGTCAGGATCAACCCACATCTCATAGCCACCAGCGGTCAGGGCATTGGAGAACGCATAGTCCTCACCCCACCACCATTCGTCCGCGCCAGGGCCTGAGTTGAACACGGCGTGATACTTCACCCGGTCCCCATTGATCTCCACGTCACGGAACACCGGAGCCTTGTAATACAGATCCTCCAGCACATGGCGCTTGATACGCAGGAAGCCTGTAGGGACGTGCGTTGCCATAATGAGCCCGTCACGCTCAACCAACTTGCGGGTGTCTGCATGAGCCGCCAAGGACACCGGCCAGTCGGGCTTGTCCTGCTTCTTGGGGTAGACGCCGCAGATTACATCTTCCGGGCGGTTCAGAAACTCAATGACCTTGTGTGCCGGCCAGCCGAGGTCGTCATCAAGAAAGAAGAGATCCGTAGCCTCTGGCGTGTCCAGAAACTCCGCCACCATCTTGCTGCGGGCCTTTGCGATGAATGGGTCACCGCATCGCTGAGCCCAGCCCCTGGTGAACCCGGCCTTCTCGCAGGCTGCGTCTGTAGCCAGGGCTGAACGCAAAAAATCCACCGTGACTTTGTGATCTAACGAGGGAGTCGCGAAAATCACGTAGGTCACGGTGGATATCCAGTCGGGGAGGAACACACCCCGAGACAGTATTACGGCGCAGCCACCAAGCCAAGCGAAACCAGAGCCGCGTGGTCAGCGGTGGGTCCACCGTTCATGCTGGTGTAGGCGGTGGAGGAACCAGCCGCAGGCACCGCACCGGGGAACACGCCGATGGTGTAGGTTTCCGACGGAGGCACAATCGCCGCCGAAGTGTTGTTGACGTAGGTGATCGCCACCGTGTTGGCAGCCGACACGCGATAACCACCAATGCCGAGACCCGTGGTGAAGGTCGGCTTGTTGACGTAGATTTGCATGTTGGCGTTGATGCCAGGCACGGTGAAGGTCTGTTCCGCCGTGGTGTTCGCAGCCACCGAGGTCGGGGTCAGCGTGGCGGTCACGGTCTTCAGCACCGGAGCAACCTGGATCTCCGGCGAAGCATACACGAGGTAGCTTTCGGCGGCGGTCGGGGTGATCGTGGCAGCCGTCAGGTTCTGGAACGTGATGCCCAGCGTGTTGGCAGCCACGGCGCGAGCGCCAAGGATAGCCAGACCAGCCTGAGAAGCCGCCTTGTTGACGATGACCGGCGAACCAGCCGCCAGACCCGAGACCGTGAACTGCTGTTCAATGGCCGTGTTCGGTCCCACCGCGGTCGGGGTGAGCGTAGCCGTCAGCAGCATGGTGGCCGGGATGGCGGTGACAAGGTAGGTTTCACCAGCAGTCGGGGTGATGGCAGCCGCCGTGTCGTTGGCGAAGTTCACCGCCAGGGTGTTGGTGGCCGACACGCGAGCCGACGGGGACAGAGCCAGACCCGCCTGCGTGGTCGGCTTGGTCACCACGACCAGCTGGCCGGTGGCAAGACCCGTGACCGTCAGGGTCTGTTCAGCAGCCGTGTTGGCGGCAACAGACACCGGGGTCAGCGTCACAGCGTAGGTGGTCACCACACCCACATAGCCCTTCAGGGAGCCCTGCGAGGCCGGCTGCACGATGCCGGGGTTGGCACCGTAGAAACCGATCAGGTCGGTGGACGAGGCACCAAGGACAGTGCCCTGGCTGTTCTGGTCCGAAAGTTGCTTCGGACCCTTCGTGGCAGTGGAGGCGGCGGAGACGACGGGCATGGTTCTGGTTCCTTACGAGGGCTTTACGAGCAGCATCTGCGGGTTGGACCAGCGTGTTTCCATGCCGGTCTTGATGGATTGAGCAATGGCGTCCTTGAACGGACCAAGCACTTCCTTGGTTGCCATCGGGCCGAC